ATTTGTTTAATTGAACCTGAACCACGAATATCATCTAATGATGGCATACGACCATCTTCAAATGATTTACCGACAGTATCCATCTTTCTTAGGTGAGAGATTAAGCCGATCCAGACATTCCATTTCTTAACGATTGCTCTTAAGTCATTCATGACTTTATCAATTGCTTCATTTCCAGTAAGACCGTCAGCCCCTTCAGAAACAAGTATTGTAATATGGTCAAGAAAGATGTACTTACAACCACTAGCACATAAATACTCAATAAGACCGATAACGTTGTGAGTAACAGACCCGTTATGATCGAGTATCTTAACCCTGCCATCTGCCAAGACAGCATCAAACCCAGGTCTAAGTTCTTCCAATGGGATTTCTTCTTTTGAAGGATTTCTGTGGAGAGCCATTCCTGCAAGTTTTCTTGCAGTTTCTGCAGGACTTTCTTCAAGGGCAACCACGCCAATCTTTTCATCTGTCGTATTATAGAGGTGAATAAGGATTTCTCGTAGTATAGTTGATTTCCCTGAACCAGTACCGGAAGTCCATAACGTGATCTCTCCAAGTCGCATACCTTTGAGTTTTTCATTTAAGCCTCCAAGACAAGGTGGGTAGGGTATAGATTCTAACTTATTATAATCTTCCAGTTGCCGCCATATTTCTTCTCCAGATACAATACCTGCAGGTTCAAATGGTTGAGCGTTCCAGATCGTAGATAATAAATCTTTTGGAGATTTGTTTTGCAATATTTCGCAAGGGTCTTTGCATGAACCTAAATCACCAATTTTAACTTTATCATAGCCAATTATTCTAGCCATTTCTTGCGTTGCTTTCTGACCAGCTTCATCATTGTCTAACAATAAAATTACTTCATCAAAGCTTCTAAGATACTCTCGTTCTTGTAAAATAATTTTAGAGTTAGAGGCAGAAGGCAAACTTACTACAGGCCAGATCTTTCCTTGTGTATGATAAGCTTGTGCCACTGCCATTGCATCGAATTCACCTTCAGTAACAACTATTCTTTTTCCTCCTGCCGGGAAACAATGTTGCCCGAAAAGAGAAACTTCCGTAAATTCTCCGATGATTGAAAACGTTTTTGGTAGTTCTCTAATCTTATACGCAACCAATTCAGCATCTCGATAATAAGGATAGAGATAGCTGCGAATACTCCCGTCGCTATCATACTCACTAAGAACGCCGAAAAACTCTGCCACGGTTTTGGTAATTCCCCGTTCACGGCAACCACGACTAACCAGACCACTGGCCCGATGAATGCCATTATTACGTTTAGAATTATTAATTGCAAGTGAAGCCACTTCATTTTCCTTTCCTACATTATGAACATAATTTTTACAAACAAAACAATAAGCATGTCCATCATCATAAACAGCATTGCCATCTGATGACCCACAACTATTGCAACTCGTTTTATAAAGTTCTTTAGACATTAAATTTCCTTTCATGTTCTTCTGGCTTTTTTAATTTCCTCAAATAAACCAAAAGAGAATGGGGTTAATTTGCGAGTTCGTTTTTCAATTTGTTTATTGTAATACTTATCACTAAGTAATACTTCAAAACAATATTGTTCGTAGGCCTCACAATAACCTACTTGAGACTTAGTATAACAACTATACCAAATATTAAAATTAAAATTCTCCTTTCCTGATTCTTGAATATCATCTAAAAGTTCTACGCTTGAGCCTTCGTATTGTTTCCAAACACGATGACGCAAAGTTTTAGACCCGATATATTTTTTGTTTGTCAATTTATTTTCTATACAATAAATAAACCCCCAATGATTATATGGGTCAAATAGATTTGGATTTAAAACATTCCAGTGTCCTGAATCCGAATTTAAATTAATCTGTTTATCATGACCGTCTTGTTGAAAAGCTACACATTTTTGTTTTGTATGTGGGTTAACCCAAATAGTTAAACTGCCTGTCCAACCGTTATTTAATTCTAATTTTCTTTTTAAATCTCCCTTGCAACGTATATGCCCATGGTTTGTATTTAAACCGTTAAACCCTCTTTTATCTTGTTTTTGGATTGAATAAATTTCTAAGTCTTCATAAACTATATGATCATTCATTTAATATCCCAACTTTTTAACTACAAGTTCTAAATCCCTTTTCTTTTTAAACCAATCACCAAAGCCAATATCAAAATAATCATCTGGCTTTCTTAAAATATGTATTAAGCTACCTACAAAAGTAATTACATCTTCATAATCAGAATTAAAAGCAGCTTTATATTTACTTAATACCAAATCTTTGTAGTCTCTAGTCCCATCTAGCCACTTTTCAGCAGTTACAGGGCCAACTCTGTGAAGACCTCTAATATTATCTACATTATCACCTGTTAATATTTGAGTGTAATAATGTTTATCAGCTTCTTTTTCTGATACATGAAACACTTCATCTTTTCTTGGATCGTAAAATTCCCCAGGAATACAACGCAAATCTTTATCTATTGTAACAATTACATAGCCATAGCCTATTTCATTTGCTTTAATCCTTACCATATCATCTGCTTCCATATTGTCTGCTTTAAGAAATAAACCTTCGTCTCTTTCTTCGATGATTGCGTAAAGCTCTTCCACAATAGTGTTCTCTTGTTTAGATTTAATTCTTGCAGGGGTTTGTTTATAATCTGGAAAAACCTCTGTTCTAAAGTTAGCATCACCTTTAATATAACAATAAGTATCTTCTTCTGTTGCCCAATACTTATTCATAATATCATATACTCGGTTTTTAACTTTGTCATACGCTATATCTGCTTGTATTTCTCCATAACAAGCAGGGTATAACAAAGTGTCTGCGTCAATAATTAATTTAGTCATGATATCCCCTAATGCGTTTCTGCTAGGTTATTACCGATTTGATAATCACCTGACATAATATTGATTCCAAGTAACTTCGGGGCTTCTGTTAACCCTTCCACTAAGATTTCACCTAATTGTTCTGCTTGTTCTTTGTGACAGCTATATTGAAATTCATCGTGATACATTAATCTAGGTGAACAATCAATTAACTTCTCACGGATCTTGTTATTAATATAACCAATTGCTACTTTCATTGTAGCAGCTTCAGCAGATTGTAAGAGGTAATTTAAGGTCTGATAACTTTCTCTTACATAAACTTTTTGACCGCCTAAACCACGAATATAACCTTGTTTGTTTCTAAGCTTAGAATTTTCATATTCATTTTCTAATCTTTGTTTTAAGGTTGCTAATCCTGGAATAGCTTTTGCATATTTTTCTTTTGATTCATAACCAACTTTAGAGTCTAATGTTCCTGTTAAGTATAAACCTAACTTAGCCGCACCAGCCCCAAATAAATATGCATAGATCCAGCGTTTAGCCGCTGAACGGCTGCAGCCAAGAATATCCGCATTTTTCTGATGAACATCTCCTGTTAAAACCTCTTGAGTAAAGTCAGGGTCATTAATAAAGTGAGCTAACACTCTAAATTGATTGCCTGCACTATCTGCACCAACAATAACGTGGTTATCTTCAGGTAAAAATAGAGACCTCATTTTAAAACCCCAAGGACAGCTTGCAGAAGGTAAATTAGCAATTATCTCATGTCGCCATCTAAATGTGGGCGTACCGATATTCCACGCACGACCATGAAGTCTGCCATTGTTTACAGACTTTAACCAACCTTCTGTAATAGTCTTTCTACTTCTTAAGGTAGTCCATTCATCAATTTGCAAACCAATATCACCTAATTTGCTTAATGAAGAGGTAGTTAACTTTGGCCCTGTTCGTTGGAACTCTCCGTTAGGTAAACGTTTAACATTATAATCATCTGGTTGCCAACCGATTGAATACAAGTATGTTTTTACTTGTTCAAGATTACCAAGTTTAGTTTTTATCTCTCGTTTACGTTGGAATTCTTCTCCAGGGTTTATAGGTGGATCGTCTAATAGTGCATCAGAAGGTTTAACTTCAGTCTCTAAATACTCGCTAAGTATTCTTGCGGTAACAGCATTATACTCACCATTAGTTTTATACTTAGGAGTCTTAGGGATTTTATCAATTAATTCTTCATGATAACCTAGACTTGGCTCTACTTTATTTTCGATAGATAACATTTCGTTATCAATT